TCAGTTGTTACAACTGTGACTGCTCCAGTTTCTGGGTTAGTCATTTCGTGCGGTTCAAACTCTACTTTGTCCATGTCTGCTAAGATTTTACTTTGTAGTTCATCATCATCTACAGTTAATGCAACTACTTGTTTGCTTATTTCGTTTTGGAACATTTCATTACTAACACCAGCACTGCGTGCCTTCATTAGGAAGTCTAGTTCCAAATGTTCGTCTCTCATATCAAATGTTTCTGGATATTCTAACTGGAAGTCTTCTGGCATATTTAATGCTTGCCAATCCAACCAAATAATCCACATTTGATATTCTGTTTCTTTGAGTGTGTCAGCCATGTCCGATAGCTTTGCATTTAATAACTGTCTTTCCGTTTGTAATGCAACACCACTCATTGGTGATCCGTTTGTTGCCTGTATTGCACTTGTATGTGTCATACGCTTAATACTTGCAACACTGTTTTCAATTGTTTTAAGTATACTGTCTGTTGTGCTTAGTGTTGGTTGCAACAAATAAGGTTTCAATGCACCATCTGTTGACTCGTCAAGATTAAGCACACTACCTGCACCTGCAACTGCGTCTGTGCTTGTTGGCTTAACTAATGTTGGGTGCGAACTAATTCTCAAATGTTGTTCTACTTCACTTAAACAGTTGTAAATAAACTTTTGTTGATTAGCTACATCTGCCACCATACTAAAGCCTATACCTTTTGTTGGTGACTTTAATGGTGCGTGAAATATAAATGGAATGTAACCTAATGGATTATCATATTCTTCGTGTTCAACTATAACATCATAAGCACCTTTGGCATCTTTGCTTACTTTGTATTTTTCTATATAACCTTTGTGCCAACATGTAAATGTAACATATTCATCATTTTCTGATTCTCTTACTTTGATGTATTCAAGTTCCATCTTACCTGCTAGGTTGCGTTCGTAATACCAATCTAAAACATTTTGAGGAGTGTAAACTGCCGCATAAGCACGGATACCGAGTGCAATTGCTTCAGCTTCTGTTTCTACTTTGTAACTTGCCTTATCAATTAATATCCAGCTTGATCCATGCACCATAGCCAAGTCATTAGCAGTTTTTAAGAAACTGTCTATGCTTTGTCCTTCTTGGTCAGTGTCATACAACCAAGCATTAACTAATGGGTTGTTGATTAACAGTCCTAATTCACGTTTGGGAAGTGTTCTAAACAAGAAACTTCTGTAAATATCTACGGTTGTTTGCACATGGTTATCTAATGGAGTTGAGCTTAATCTCTTTCCATATTGGTCTCCTGGACCAGTATTCTCTCCAATGTATTGTGTTAAGTAACTACCACTTTTATACAATTCACCACCTACATATGATTTGTAATGATAGTTAGCCTGTTTGGCTACTTCAGGGTAGCTAGGGTGTGTTTGTTCTATCTGTTCTAATGTTAACATAATTATATTTTCCTTTATAAAGGGTAGCTATTGCAATAGTGATCAGCTATTACTACTTACTTATTTATCCTTTTTTAATAGTGACCAAACAATTGCGGACTAGTGTCTGCGTGTTTTGGTTTATCAATTCTAATAGGGTTAATCCAATTTACTAAGTATCCCAATGCATCNTTCATGTGATCTAAGTTACTGTTCTTATCTGGTATCCTAGTTCCTTCTTTATAAGTTTGTCCACTAATACACTTGATTAAATGTTTGCATTTTGGATCGACTGTAAGTTTTACACTTCCATCAACAGCTTTTAGACTTGTGTTCACACTTGCAATCCTGTCTTTTACTGGTGGGTTGATACTCTTTACTTTTAGTATAAATCCTGCATTTCTTAGTATGTGATGGTCACTTGTATTTGAACTGGTTTTGCGTGCCTGTCCTGACGCATCTGGATAAATCCACATCCTGTTGTTTGGATATCGGTTTAACAATTCCTCTGCCATTTCAAATGTATTTGATCCTTCCATAGTAATTTCATCTATAACGCTTATTTCATTTCCATTTACTCTGCATATCATTGCACAAATTGGCGTGACGTTAAAGTCAAGCCCAACATGTAGTATTTCATTCTTCTTAAATTCTACATCTTGTTTCTTAATATGAACACTGCTGTCCCAATTATAATAAATTGCACCAGCATAAGTTTCAAAACTTGCTTCATACTCTTGTCTAAATGATTTCTCATCTAATTCGTTTCGTGCTGCTTCAATCTCTTCCGGTGCTACATTACCACCTTGTATTGTTGTGTATTGAAACGCACTGTAATTCTCTTGAGCGTGTGCTCCTTGCCATAAGTCATATATCCAACTACCTTTGCCTTGTGGAGTTGTAATAAACATAGCACCACCTTGTCTGTCACTTAATGCTGGACGACAAATTTCCGACCACAATTTCTGATCTACTAGAGCCGCTTCATCTATCACTAAGTAATCCATACTAACACCTCGCAAATTATCAGGGTTATCACCTGAACGTAGATATATTCTACTGCCGTTAACTAATGTAATCTCTAAATTACTTTCATTAATCTTCTTAGCCCAGCGGGCTCTTATAAATTTTTCCTTAATGTCATCCCATAATATTTGACGACACATCTTATATGTTGGTGCAACATAAAAGATCTTTTTATTGGGAAACCTAGCATGTTTGGCCATCTCATGCATTGATAACCAGCTTTTGCCCCATCGTCTTCCTGCAACAACAACCTTAAATCTGCTTGGGTCATTGCTAACTTCTTGTTGCACATCACTTAGAGGCATTTGATTTTCCATTTACATAAAGTCCAAACCAAGCCGCACCTGCACCAATCATTGTGCTGGTAAATGCTGCTTGAGCATTGTTTGGATCTGGTAAATCCATAAACCAAGTTATAACCAAATAAAAACATATCATGTATGTTAGTATCAGCATTCTCGGTATTACTCTCCATGCGTCTAATTGTTCTGGGGTTAGTTTCATATTACTTGCCGTATTTCTTTTTGCCTTTTTTCTTCTTAGCCATTTTATACTCCTATTCCACTTTTTACCATACTCATAACTAAACTTGCAACTAAAAGTCCAAGCACCCACCATATTCTATTATCAATCTTTTCAATCTGTTTGGATTGTTTTTCCATATCCCTTTCGATGTGGAAAAGATGATTAGTCTTTATGGTATTGATGTCTTGTTTAATGTTTTGAATGTCTTCGATGTTCTTGTCTGTGACTTCCATCCATTCTTTACATTTTTCTTTTGTTGCACTCATTATTAATCACTCCATGGTAGTATTTGATCAGCTTCTTCATCCAAATTTGTATCTGTTTGATTAAGAACATTCTTACCAAGCCAAATTTGCATAGTAACATTGTTCTTTTCAATTGCGTTTCGCCATTGTGCTCTTCTCAATGCAACTTTACCAAGCGTCTTGCCTGTTGCAATTACATCCTTATAGTTCCTATTTAATGTATCTACACTCACGCCCAATATGTAAGCCATTTCTTTGACTGTGCATTGAACCTCGCATAGTTTCTTAAGTATTTCTACATCAACTAGTTTTCTTGGTGCACCTTTCTTTGGTGCTGGTTTTTCCTGTTTTCCTTCAGTGTTGTCCGCATTTTCAATCATGGTAGATCTCCTTTATTATATATTGCCCCAAGCATAGGCATATGCCCGGTAAACTTGAACACCAATGGTATCAGTATTGAATATAATCATTCCATTAAACTTATCTGATCCTGTTGAATCAAGTCCTATCCCTATCTTGCCTGTTGTTCCAGTTGGACCAACTGCTGTGCATGTAAATACAACATTCTGATATGGCGTAGAGCCACTGCCAGCAACCGCACCCATGGCTGCCCATTGTGCATTAGTTACATCACCTACATCTTTAATTTTATATGTGTCTCCAACTATAGCAAGTGATGGATCATATTTAACTAATGCGTTTGCTTCTGCAGTAGTGTATTTTGGTAAACAAAGTGGTGATCCAAAATTAACTGTTGCTGGTGCTATGTCACTACTGTAACTGTCAGTAATTGTAAAATGATTTGTATCTAAGTCTTGATTCATTGGTGTTTGCACACCGCCAACTTTTAATATATTGTTTGCATCATCTCTAACATAAATGCTAAAGTCAGTTGTGTTGATTGCAATCTCATTTGCTTCCAAGTCACTTGTTGTTGGTGCTCCACTAGTGTGTTTACGTTTTGGTTTAATTATCTGTGCCATTCATATCTCCTAGTTCAAATCAACCCAAGCACCATTGGCATATAGCCTTAGCTTGTGTGTTGTTGTATTGTAATAGGTCCAACCATTGTCTGGGCTGCTTGGATCACTTGCTAATTGAACTTGAGCAATTGGAACTTTACATGCAATTTTATCTTCTTCAACTGTTAGTGCTAATATATTACCATTGTCACCACAGTTAAAGTTTGTTTCATATCCATTTAGATTTATGTTTTTATGCTTATAAGCTGTTGCTCCGCCGTCACCACCAGCTCCGTATGAACCATTAGCATCATCTCTGGAAATAATGTTAAATCCATTGTGTGCTCCAAAGGCTCTCATGTTTATGGTAATTTCATCTTGGTCACTGTAGTTTTTTTGGAAATCTACAAAGTAATCACCTGCATAAACTTGTCCACTTCCAGGAACATTTGTTCTAGGATGTGTATTATCTGGGTCTAATGTAATGTTCCATTGATAATAATCATTTGTTGTGCTGTGTTGTCCAACTTGCGAAAACACTTTTCCATTACTATCTTCAACCATCAATTGTGGTCTGTTCCATCCACTGTTGTCTGTTTTAATATTAACAACTGCGCTGTTTACTCCACCAGCTGATCCATCTATTAGTGCATTGCTTCCATCCCAAGTAAAGTCAGCTTCACCGTTAAGGTTATCAGCAGTTCCTGATCCTGTAATAAGTCTGTTGTCAGCATTGTTGTTTACGACTGTTTGTGTTGGTATTGTTGGTGTTCCAGTTAAACTACTGTATGCACCATCAAAGGCATCTGTTATTCCATATCCACTAATTGTTGTTGGTGTTGAAGTGATTGCACTCCACGCCAATGAGCTTATACTTGGTAAGTTTGTTAAGTTACTTCCGTCTACTGCTGGTAGTTTTGCACTGCCGTCTAGTTGAACAATCTTGTTTGCAGTTGTTCCAACATCAACATTTAATGTTCCTGAACCTGTAATTGGTCCGCCTGTTAAGCCTGTTCCCGAATCTACGCTTGTTACAGTTCCAGTTCCGCTAGGGCTTGTAAAAGTTAATCGACCAGCTCCATCAGTTGTTATTACCTGTCCATTGGTTCCATCTTTTCTAGGGAAAGTATATCTATCTCCGTGTATCCCTCTAAATGTTACTCTGTTTGCTTGTAGTTCTAAGTTTGTTGGGTGTGGTGTTGAACTTGTGCTTGTATATGCTGCAAATGAATTAACAGTGCCAGCAAAAGGTCTAATGTCAAGTGCTACACCTGTTCCTGACCCACCATTATTTGCTGCAGTAAATTCATCACCAACAGCATATGTTACACCAGTGGTTCCTGCTGCACTATTCCAGTCTGTATCACCAAGCGTATATATTTCATAATCTACACCAATAACTAAACTACCATCATTATCAAATCCAATAGCATCGCCGCCTTTTACAGTGAAGTCTACAGTATG